TGTCATAGCGAATGGTGACATTTTTGACGGAAGTTCAATCAGCAGACACGCCAGAATAAATTGGAGCGCGGTCCCAAACGTCCAGCAGGAATTGAAAGCGTGTCAGGAGGCGCTCAAGGAGATCGAAGACGCTTGCGAGAAGGCGCGCCACCACACGCAGTTGATCTGGCCGCTAGGTAACCACGACTCGCGCTTTGAGACGCGCTTATCCGAGGCCGCACCCCAATTTGAAGGCGTCGGCGGCACGGCGCTTAAAGACCATTTCCCGAAGTGGCATCCATGCTGGTCTTGCTGGCTGTCAGATAACGTAGTGGTCAAGCACCGCTACAAGGGCGGCGTTCACGCTACCCACAACAACACCGTAAATTCTGGCGTGACCACTATCACCGGCCATCTACACAGCCTCAAGGTCACGCCATTTGGAGATTACCGGGGAAACCGCTTCGGGGTAGACACCGGATGTTTGGCAGATATAGACGGTCCGCAATTTATTGATTACCTTGAAGATGGCCCCGTCAACTGGCGCAGCGGGTTTGCCGTGATAACGATGAAAGACGGTAAACCACTCTGGCCTGAATTAGTCAGCAAGTACGCAGAAGGTATTATCAACTTCCGTGGTCAACTTATTGATGTGAGCGAATTCTAATGGCTAATTTTGAACAAGCCTTTGAGAAGATGATCGCCGACGAAGGCGGTTACGTCTTACACACTGTTCCCGGTGATACCGGAGGGATGACATATGCTGGAATTGCAAGAAACAAAAACCCTCAGTGGGGCGGCTGGAACCTCATTGACCACAACGAAATCAACAATCCGCTCCTTACTGGAATGGTACGTGGATTCTATAAAGCTGAGTTTTGGGATCGTCTTAGGGGGGATGAAATCACGAATCAAGTGGTTGCGGAATCGGTTTTCAACTTCGGCGTAAACACTGGAATGGGCGTTGCAGTCAAGCTGGCGCAGTTGATTGTTGGTGCTACGCCAGACGGTGCTGTTGGCCCTGTTACGTTGCAGAAGTTCAACAATGCTGAACCCGAGTCGTTCAAAAAATCCTACGCGCTAGCCAAGATCACCCGCTACGCCGACATCTGCAATAAAAACCGTACTCAGTCCAAGTTTTTACTTGGCTGGATCAACCGAACTCTTAAAGGTTTGAAGTAATGGATCTGATTGGTATTGGATCGATCATTGAAGGCGTTGGTAAAGTTGCGGATTCGCTCATCACGACAGACAAAGAACGCATGGAGATGGCGCTGGAGGAGCGCAAGCTGGACCTTGAGGAAAAAAGAATCGACCAAGAGACCGACTTGGCCCAGGTTGAAGTTAATAAAATTGAAGCCAGTTCATCTAGCGTATTTGTCAGTGGTTGGCGTCCTGCTGTGGGTTGGGTTGGGGTTGCAGGTTTGGCTTACCAATTTCTTGGCTACCCACTGATGCAGTGGGTCTGGGCGTTCGGGCAGGGCGTAGACTTGATCCCGAAGGGTCTACCCCCGCCGCCAGATCTCCAAGTAGAACAGTTAATGACTTTACTCGCCGGTCTTCTCGGCTTCGGTGGAATGCGTAGCTTCGAAAAATCCAAGGGCGTCGCGGCGAAGTAGGTCGCGGTAAGCGTTAATCGCCGCTTTTAAGTCGGCGTTTAGCGCCTCAATCTCTGCATTCAGCAAGTTCATCCGCTCGGTCGCTTCCTTGGCAAACTGCACAAGGTTTTGGTACTGCCACGTTTCAAAATTAGCCATGAAATTCCTTTCTGGGTAAGTTTCTAAGGATATACGAGTACTCTGGCTCTACCGAAGGAGGGCCGATGTTGAACACAAAATACCTTCTGTTTTCTTCTCCAACTTCACGTTTGGAGACGGAACCATTAGCGCACAAACGGTTCAATATTCCAAACAACGCCTTGGGTGTTACGCCTGGCACTTTCATTTCTTTTCTTGCCATTTCTCCATGTTCACTCAAATAATCAAGAACCTTCTGTTGGCTCATATTTACCTCAAAACAGTGCGTCTGGTACGTTAGATAGGTCCAGCTTCGGTTTGCGCTGGCGTTTTATTTTATGGACGATGTGTGGATACGGCGGCATATGCCAGACCCAACGGACGACGTTGCCTTCGTCGTCAAGTATTCCGTATTTAAGGAGCATGGTTGTCTTCTAAGTTGTATAGATAAATACCAGTAGCTAGACCTATTGTTGCGCCTATGTAGACGTTACTAGGTACTACAAATTGAAGGAGATTATTGACACTAGCTGCCCACCACACGGTAGATGTCCAGCGATCAAAAATCTGTTTTTCTTTTTCCGAAAGGCGGGGGCGAAGATAAAGTAAATAAACTGCCTTACCAACATTTGTAGCTGAAAATCCAACAGGGTTAAGTTCTGTCCCACCTTTTGCTAAAACCGCCGCTGTTGTAGCAGCATCAACAACTGCGGCTTTATACGGATCTCGATGTAGTGGAACACTGCTAGTGGCGCAGCCTTGCAGTAAAAGAATCAAAACAAGTACTGGCCACATTGCATTTATGCTATTTTGTCCTTAAACCCGCTTGTGGCTAGGCGTTTATGGCAGCTTTCACACTTCCACCGATACCCCTTGCCGCTTGATAAGGGGACCTTGTGGATTGCAGGGTTAACTCTGCATTGTTGGCAGTTTGGTTTTACTTCCACGATCCACCCCGCGCCGCCATTTGACCGGCTAAAAACGCAGCCTTGTACGCCCCATCGTGCGTATTGGCCCGCATCAACTGCTCTTTAAGATGAGTAATCTCAACTTGAGATTGTTCGTTTGCGGCATCCCACGCCGCTTCCCAAGCCGCCCACATAGTTGTTTCCCTTGGGTCATAACTTCCAGCGGGAATGTTTTTGTAAAATACAGACCGCCATTTCCGCCATGCTTCTGTTTTGTTCATAGCCGTGCCTTTATCAAGATTTTAAGTTCTGCGCTGCTAAACACTCGGTCTTTGCCCTGGAAAATAATCTTTTCTGTCCACGGTCTGGCCCACAAGCATTGAAGTTCTGGGGCCGCACGGGAGTTGAGCAACTCCTCGGTTGTGTACACAACACCACCTAACCCAACCCACTTGTGCGGCTCAATATAGTGCGGCACAACAATCTGTTCGCTATTGGGTAGCTTAAACACAGGCTCTAATGCGTAGTCAGTAAAACGCTGAACCATTTCAGCGATACTGAAATTAACTTTAAATTCCGGTTTTTGTTTCTTTGTCATTTCTGCTCTCCGATTTTGGTTTTGGCATCGTCAAACCCGTACCCCACAATAACCCGATGCCCGCAGCCTTGTAGGTAATCAATCCAATCTTTCTGTTCTGGTCTTAACACACCTCCTTTCTGACGTTTCATCTCAATCCACAAACCCCAAGACGGCACAAACAAATCAGGAACCCCGGCGCTTACGCCTTCAGTCTTAAGCCTTGCCGCCACGCTGATGCTGCGCTTCTCCCCGTTAGGGATAGCAAAGATACGAACGTCTGGGTACGTCTGGCGAAACCAGCGCACCAGCTCACGTTGCTCTTCATGCTCGGTTGGCATCACCATTTCCTGCTCACAACCCTAAAGAATTTTCCATCGCGTTTGTACTCGATGGATACTGGGGCAAACCCTTGGTTCATCTGCGCCACAACATAATCAACCGCGTCTGACTCAGCCACTTCGTTGATTTGGTTGAGAACCGCCTGGGCTTTGTTGGCGATGTAATACAGCGTGCCCAGCGCCTTCTCACCGGCAAAACCAAAGTGAAGTATCGGCAGGTATTCGGTGATGGGTGTGTCGCTCAATCCACCGTAGTAAGTGATCGACACCATTAGCTTGCCGCTGGCCTGACTAACGTGCCGCCGCCAGGACCAATCGGTGACCGCCATCTCGGTCCCGCTGTCGCCCATAATGTCGTCATGTTGTAGCTTTAATCGCTTAGGCTCAACGGCGGGGAAATCCGTCCCGCAAGCGGGGCATACGCGCACCGCTAACGCGCAGATCTCGTTGCAGTTGTCGCACACTTTGACCGGGGCAACGCCTTCGCCAGAGCCTCCTTTTTTGGGAGCTTGGACATTGGTGATCGGACCATGTGTTGCCACCACCTTGGCAAAGTCCAAAACCAAACAATGATCTGTGTGGCTTTTGGGCCGCATTCCTCGACCGGCCATCTGAATGTACAACCCAGGTGACATTGTTGGGCGCAGCATGGCAATCAGGTCAATGTCTGGGTAGTCAAACCCCGTGGTCAGCACGTTGGCGTTAGTTAACGCCTTGATCTTGCCGGTCTTGAATTCTTCAATAATCTTCTCGCGCTCTTTCTTGGGCGTGTCGCCGGTCACGCACTTGGCGGGTACGCCCCAGTAGTTCAAGATTTCACAGACGTTCTCGGCGTGAGATACACCTGTACAAAAGAACAGCCAATGCTGCCGGTCTTCGGCCAAGGCGATCACCTCTGATACGACTCGGACATTCTGGTCTTTGGTGTTGACCGCCTTCTGGAGCTCGCCTTCTACAAACTCCCCACCACGCTTTGCAACGCCGGTAGTGTCCAACGCGGTGGCTGTCACCTTAGATCGCAGCGGGGCCAAGTACTTCTTAAATATCAACTCCTCAATCGTCACCGGCTCAATCAAGGCGTTGAAGATCGCCGGCTCATCCGTGATCATGCCGTGGCCTAGCCGGTACGGCGTAGCTGTTAGGCCAATGACGCGCAGGTTTGGGTTGATGCGTTGTAGCTGGCGCAGCAGATCGCGGTAGCCGCCTGTATCCTTGTGATTGACCAGATGGCACTCGTCAATGATCACCAGATCAACGTGGTCAATCTGCGCTGCCTTGTCCCGCACCGACTGGATGCCAGCAAACGTGATCGGCTGATGCAGTTCACGCCGCCCTATGCCCGCGCTATAAATCCCAAGCGGGGCGTCAGGCCAATGTACGTACATCTTCTCGGCGTTCTGCTCGATCAACTCCTTTACGTGGGTCAACATCAACACCCGCGTCTCAGGCCACTTGGTCAGCGCGTCTTCGCAGATAGCCGCAACAATGTGGCTCTTGCCTGACCCTGTTGGCAACACCAGACAAGGGTTGCCTTTATAGCCAGCAAGAAACCAGTTGTACAGATCGTCTATGGCCCGCTGCTGGTAGTCACGCAGGATCATCCAACTACCCGCGCATCAAACATCTTACGAAACTCAATCATGCCTTCGTCAGACTCAGCGCAAGCGGCAGCGTTGGCGACCAACTCCTTGGACCCGTACACGCCGTCTCCTGGCTCACCGTTCACAACATCTTTGTTGTTGATGACGTAGATTGTCTGCCACTCATCGCCGGCCTCCTTGCGCTGCCAAGGAACCATATCGGGATGCAGGACATGGGCGTTGCAACCCTCACGCTGCCATTCAACCGGAATCTCGTTGCCGGCGTGGCGCTCGCAGATCCACTTTGAGTTTTCAGTCGCGGTGCTATGGGCGCAGGTGCGGCAGTTGACTTCCTTGGTCAGGCGGTCCCCGTGGCAGAACTCATGCGCTGGACACCACTTGCACTGATACCAACTTGGATCGGTGCTTAGTGGCTCGGGCATCCGGTCAGACAACGCAATTCGCTTACCACGAGCCAGCGCTTTCTCGGCCACATCCTGATCGTACTCAACGCGCTCGGCGTACAGTCGATCATCGTCCTTGCAGACCGCCACATACAAAGCACGATCAATCTGAGTGCCGTGCATATAGAGTTGCATCTGGACGTAGTGTTCCCACTTGGCGCTCTCGACGCCCTTATCTTCAACCTGCTCAAAGCTTTTTTTGTTGTGGGTCTTGTACTCAACAATATGCTTTGACTTCGGTGCGCCAGGTACGCCGCTCAAGGCAATGTCGTCGATGCTGCCGCCGATGTGGTAACCAAAATCTACCCGCTCTTGCGCCGTCCCTGGCTTAAACTGGATGCCGATGGCCTGTAAATCGTCTTTGATCGTGGCTTCTTCGTTCTGGCCGCGCCGAAACATACGCAATACGCGACCTTCAAACTTGGATGCCACGGCCCATCGGAACGACAGCCATAACCAACGGTCGCATGGGTGCCCAAGTTGGCTCGCCCCAAGATGCGCTCTTGGTTTCTCAGGTTTGCTTGCGTGGTATTGGTCTACGAGTTCAGGGATGCTATACTGAGCGTCAGGGATTTTCATTTCGTGCTCTCTCCTTGGTATCTTTGCCCCGGCACTTCACCGGGGCATTTTTTTGCCTGTTACTTCTTAGCCCAGGGTGGTGCAGCCTTTACGCCAGCAGCGGGGACTGATGGCGCAGCCTTGGGTGCAGGTGCAGCACCGCCAGATAACGACTTAAACCCGCGCACCTCGTTGCTGTTGCCGTATTGCTCTGAGATACGGATGTCGAGCTTGATCGACAAGTTGCCCCCAATCATCTGGTCCGTGTCTTTCAAGCTGGTCAGGCCAATCGCTCGCATGATCTCGCCCAACTGCTGGCGTCCAATCTCTTCGGCCTTTGGGTTGGGGTTGCGTACATTTAAGTTACCAAACACCACGCGCCCTTGGTGCGTTGGGCCTTGGATGTCGTAGCGGATCTTGATGTACTTGCCGTTACCCATCTTTGTAGGCATCACTTCTGCGTTAGAGATTGTTGCGGTGTACCAGCCAGCGGGCAGGGGTTCAAAGTTGCGCTCCGACTGGGGCAGCGAGGCAACGTCATAGGTTTCGTCTAAAAGCATTTCACTTCCTTGTGATGGTAAAACTAGGGCGTCCCGGTTTGGCAGTTATTGCTGCCGCAAACGGTTTGGTAATTGACTCGTCTGTGGCTTTCCAGACGGTCATATTGATCTCGGGTTTCCAGCGGAACACCGTAGACAGATGCTCCTCAGACCCAGTTTCATGGGCAATGACTAGCAACTTGTCAGCGTTGACCGTCCGGTTAACCCGACCTTCAATCTTAATTGCAAAAGGTGACCCGACTTGCACCACGTTCTCGGTCCCCTCAAACGTCTCTGGGAAATTGACCTTCTTGGCAATCTCGTCCTCAATCTCGCGCCGTTTCTCAACGGCCACCTTCTCGGCTTCCTTGTAGCCAATCCAACGCTCGGCAAGCTCGTCCAGCGTGATGTCATCAAAGATTCTCATTGTTCTTCCTCCAAGATTTCAAATTTTCTAGTCACCATTTCTTCGGCATACTCAAAAGCCAACTTGGCTGTATGTCGTTGGTGGGCAGCGCTTTCATCGGGACAGTTTTCGTTGCGGATGATTAAACCGATCAACGCTGCTGCCGCAAAAAAATCGTATATCTCCATTACACACCCCCGATTTTCTTGATGATCTCGCCCAAGTCCGCGTCTTCCCACACTTCCAACTTGCCGCTGCGATCCTTGGCAAGCCACAATCCATCACCGTCGGTCATCAATGCACGGCGGGTGTTGCCCTCGGCATCTTTCTCAACTCGAAGCGCCAACACCTCATCAAAAAAGTAGGGCAATGATTGCCCTGTCTTGTTCCCAGGCATTGACGGGGCGTACAGAACACGACCCATCTCGTCCTGAGTCTTCTCCAACTTGGCACTCATGTAAACGTGCTTGCCGGGGAGATCGCGGAAGGCTCGGATGATGTCGGCCATCTGCTCTTGCATCGCACCGTAGGCAGCGCGTGGATCTTTGTTGATCTTCTTCTCCGCGTTCAGCACCACCTCGGCGATTTCCGAGATGCTGTCCAGCGCCACCGACTCAAACTCTGCTGCTTCAGCACTACCAGTCAGCCATTGATACGCCTCTTTAAGCTCCTGCATTGAGGTAATCTCAATGAAGGGTAGGTTGGTATCAGCGATGCTTAACAACCCTCCCTCGGCGCTCAATATGACCGGCGTTGGTAAGGTTGGAATTAAGCTGGTCTTACCAGCCCCTGCTTGACCGTAGACCAGCAACTTGACCGCCTGGGCGGTGGCTTCTTTAGTGCGTTTGAGTAAAACAGCCATCACAGACCTCCACTTAAAGCCAAGAACAGGACAATGGCCGCTGATGCGCCGACTGCTATAGACGCCAAGATGATGACCCAAGGCGGGTCCTCTTTAGGTTCAAACTTCATGATTACTCCTTGATTGGAACCGCACATTCGGGCTATCCGTTCGTGCAGTTGTTGCTAGATTAACGGTTTCAACGTAGAGTGTCAACACAAAGTTTCAACCAAGGTGGAAAAAAAGTGACAACGAATGAGGCGATACAATTTTTTGGGAGCTTGAAGAAGCTTGCCGATGCGCTTGGGGTCTGGCCCCAGGTCATCTATCGGTGGGGTGACCGGCCCCCGATGGCCCGTCAATACGAGATCGAAGTCAAGACTGAGGGCAAGTTACGTGCAGACCATGAACAAGATTGAACCAACCATAACCAATCGAGTAGAGAGCAAGATTGAAGCCGCCCTGACTTACGCCTCGTGGGGCTGGCGAGTGTTACCAGTAGTGCCAAACGGCAAGGTTCCGGCTACCGCCCACGGGGTCAACGATGCCACCATTAATGAAGACCAGATCCGGCGCTGGTGGACTCAAAACCCAGAGTTCAACATTGGTATTGCTTGCGGCAGCACCAGCGGTATTGTGGTGTTTGACATTGACCCACGCAACGGTGGGGATGTCAGTTGGGAGCAGTGGTTAGAACAGCACGGCCCCCTGCCAGACGGTGCGTTGGCACTTACCGCAGGTGGCGGGCAGCACTACATCGCACGTCATCAGGATGGCATCCGCTCCTGCAAGCTGGGCGAGGGCATTGACCTGCTATCAGATGGGCGGTACTACATCGCCTACCCGTCAACGATTGAGCACCGCGCTTACGAGTGGGAAGCGTCTAGCGATCCGTTAGACGGTGTAGCACCGAGTGCTATACCAAATAGTTGGTTGCCGCTGCTAGGCCAGCGCAAGGTAGCCCCCACAACCAACGGCGATCTGATTCAAGGCAACCGCAACGATGGCCTGACCAGTCTGGCCGGGGCGATGCGCTCGTTTGGGATGACCGAAGCAGAGATCCTGGCCGCGATTAGTGTTGCAAATGAGACACGCTGCGAGATACCACTGCCATCAAGCGAGATCAAGCAGATTGCAAGATCAGTCACGCGGTACGAGCCAGACGCAGACGTTGCCGCTAGTAACGCGCTCGGTTCTGCGGCCCTTGACACGCTTTTTACCCAAGAGGAGACACGAGACTACTTCCTGACCCGTGCGACGAGCTTCTTGGGCCAGCCAAGCCCCGTCCCGTGGATTGTGAAGGGGTGGCTTCCTGCATACGCCACGGCGATGATGTACGGTGAGTCGGGAGTGGGTAAGACATTCGTTGCACTAGACATGGCCTGTTGCATTGCCGCAGGGATTGACTGGCACGGTATTAAAACCAAGCCGGGAATCGTTGTGTATCTGGCTGGCGAGGGCAACTACGGGATGCGCCAGCGTATAGCCAGTTGGTGCAAGCGAAACAACGTGACGAGCTTAGACAACCTGTTGATTAGCAACAAGGCGTTAGACATGGACGCCCCTGGCGCAGCAGCGCAGGTAATCGCGGCAGTGCGGGCGTTAACGCCAGAACCAGTTGTACTGGTCAACATCGACACGCTCAACAACCATATGTCAGGGGATGAAAATAGCGCCAAAGACACGCGGGCAATGATCAATGCCTGTAACGTGGTCTCAATGGCCCTCAGTGCCACGACAATGCTTGTGCATCACCTTGGGCATAACAGCGAGGCAAAACAGCGTGCGCGGGGTTCTAGCGCGTGGCGCGGGGCATTAGACGCAAGTATTCTGGTTCACGGCAAGAGTCATGAGGTAATCGTGTCTTGCACCAAGCAAAAGGATGCGCCAGAGCCAGCAGATCTGTTTGGATGTCTTAGCCCAGTAGACCTAGGTTGGCAGGACGAAGATGGAATGCCGTTGCTTGGCGCAGTCTTTGAGATGTTCCAAGAAGGCGATCTGCGTATTCCGACGCCCAAAGCCACTAAGCTGGATGAGCACAAAACCAATTTAGAGCGGGCTTGGTTCGTTGGTGGTGCAGAGATCGTAGACGAGATGCCATATGTCAGCAGGGAGGCGTTCAAGACGTTCTTGCTTGAGCAAGGCATCAAAGCCACCGCAGTTGATCAGCACCTCAAAGCCTCGGCCAAGCCTGGGATGATCATCAGGGACCTAACCGATGCTGAAATAATAGGCAGACATGAGAAAGGTTGGGTAATTAAAGAGATGGAATTGGGGTCTAAACTCATTCTAAAAGTTATGCCGTAACTACCGTAACCTACCGTAACTAGCCGTAACTGGTTACGGGGGGCAAAGGCGAGTTTACCGTAACGTAACGTAACTCCTCCTATAGGAGTTACGGTAGTTACGGTACGATGCGGGCGAAAAGGTACGTTAAGGTT